TATCAATGCGATCGAATTTATCCGGATCGTGATTTGCACCGACGATTGTGAACGTGCCGTCATTATTATCAGTTACCGTAATAACGCGATACTGCTGTGCGTAGAGCTCATCAGACTCAATGACCCATACGGCCTCAGCTACAGGCGTTTCGCTGTAAGCGGTCGTAACGGTCACTTTATTGCCCGTAATCGACTGAATGGTGCGTGACTGAGAAACACCCGATGGAAGATTGACAATCATCCTGTCGGCTGCCGAAGCATCCGGCGCCCTGTCCAGCGTCAGCACGCGACCATTCACCGCAGAGATACGGCCGCCCAGGTCGCGCCCGGAGAGATTTCGGTCCGCTACAGCGATTACATAGCCAGGCTGCGGAATGTTGCCATCTTCCCCAACATTGAAAGTAACAACGCGATCTTTGTTGTTGGTGAGGATCCCCCATCGCCCTTTCCGATTCGCTTCTGACTGACGGGTACAGCCGATCGCAGTTATCTCAAGTTGATTAAACCCATAACGCGCAACCAGCGCCTGCTCAAAAACAGGCTCCATCGCATCAGAATAAGCGTTATCAGGGTCAGACCAGGACACCAGCGCATTGGTGTAACGGTTCTTTGTGGTGCTGCTGGAATAGGTAAAGCGCCCATCAATAACGTTCGCATGCGTGTATGTAAAATCTACATCTCTCGGCATGTCCGCCAGCGCCACAATCTGGTCGTCGCCCCAGTAGGTCATCCCACGGAATATGGCAGCAAAATCACGCAGGACCGTATAAGCGTCGTTGCGTTCCTGAATGTAGACGTTGCAGGTATAACGTGGTTCGGTACCACTTCCGCCTTTGCCATCCGGTACCATTTGATCGCAATACTGCGCAACCTGGTAGAGCGTCCATTTATCTATGTTGGCCGTTGTAAGACGATCCCCAAGTCCGAAACGGTCGCTAACCACCAGGTCGTAGAAAATCCATGCAGGGTTATCGGTCCAGGCCCATTTAAATGTCCCAGCCCACGTACCGCTATAAGTGCGGGTTTCGGGGTCGTAAGTATCCGGTAACCGCTCCGGCCACCAGCCCAAGGATCGCATCAGCATCCATAGTGTCGGTAACCAGTACAGGTTTACCCAGCGTGCCCGGCTGCCCGCCGTAAACCACAACGCCTGCTTCTTCGTAGATTTTGTTTGCAATCGCCTCATCCACGATGTCGAAGTAAGTGGCGGAGTGCATAACGAAGAGCACCACACGGTTGAACTTATCGCCGTATTTGCGCAGGCCGCGCGTCAGGGTCTTTTTACCGTCAGTCTCAATGTCGGCGGTTACGACCATGTCGGCGTTAGCACCAATCGCCGCAGTCAGCGCTTTCAGGCCATATTTCACGTAGCCTTCCAGCGTTGCGTCAGCCACATCAGTGCCGATTACTTCGGAGAACTCGTCAACCGAGCGGCCACGGCGTTTGAATGCTTCTTCAGTCGTTTCGTATGGACCGTATTTCCACGGCGCTTTGACGGAGACGGCTTCACCTGCGCCAATCTTCTTACCCGTCACTTTTTCGGTGGAGTTAACATCTCGCGATTCGATCGAGCCCCCCACCTTGTAGAAGGCACGTTTGCGGAAATCACCTTCAATAAGCTCGTTATCCAGCAGAATCGCCCCGTTGGAAGAGGCATTAAAGATTGCCAGGTTATCCTGTCGGCGCTCAAGGAAAGCGGTCTGCGCCAGGTCGTCATAAATAATCAGGTCGGTATTAACAGTCGTCATTCGGGAAACGCCTTATTTCGGAAGTTTGAGGAAGGCCTGCTGGCCATGCTTGCGGATGTAGTCCGCTTTGTCGCTGGCACTCATTTCGGAACGTTTCAGGCTGCCACCGCCGTTTGGTTTGTGTCCGCCCGCGCCGGTGCCTTCTGCGCGTGGGAACAGATGCGGAGCCGTCTCCTTAAGAGACTCAGCCCACTCAAGCGGGCTTAGTGGAGTTTTGCCGTCTTTACCGAACAGAACATCGCCATTTGCATCAACTGCTACGGCCTCGCCCTCGTCGTTGAGCTGGAATGTGCCTTTGGCACGCAGAATCAGATCGTCGGATGCTTCCGGCAGCGCGCCAGCTTTTGAGGCTGCTGCACGGATTGCATCGCCCAGAACCCGGTCCCGGAATTTGTTGGAGAACGCTTCGGCTTTGTCGGCGCGTTCATTTGCGGCTTTAATCTGCTTATCAACGTCAGCACGCAGACGCTCGGTGCGCTTATCGAGCACCTCATCAATTTTCCCGGCGGCAATCAGCTTTGCCTCTTCGTCGTCGGAAAAACGCTGGAGGATCCCACGTACAGCATCAGGATCGATACCATCGAAGCGCGACAGGGTTTCTTTTTGCTGCCTGATGGTGCCCAGCAGCTCAGAGTTTTTCGATTTCAGGCCTGTAACTTCGCTGGTCACGCGCTCATCAATCAGCTTCTGGATTTCTGGCGTGATTTCGATACCACCGCCACCGCTGCCCTCTCCGCCGCTTTCTGGTGCGTAAAATTTCAAGAGCATGTTTCGAATTAACATAATTTCCCCTTGGGGTTTTGCCGGGCCTCGCCCATAAAAAAGCCCCGGCGGATGCCAGGGCGTGGAGTAAGATGTGATTGTTAGTTGTCTGTGCCTGAGAGCTGCTTCAGACGTTCCAGGCTGATCCATTCGCCTTTGTCAGTGAACATATCAGCCAGGTCGATTTCACCCGCGCGGAACAAACGGCCACGCTCGGCACCCAGAACCTGATCCTGGCGTTGTGCCGGCTGGCGCGCGAGCCATTCCAGATATGATGTTTTCCCCGGTACCTGTCCATCCATGCTGGCACGAGTACCTTCGTCCATCTCGTCGATATCGATGCCGAGTTCTCGCCATGACTTGAGGATCAGGGTTTCAGTAGAACGGCAGCAGAAATGAATCTTCCCGGGTCCCTGCAGGTAAGGCACCTTATGCCCGACCGGTTTGTTATCCAGGGTATAGCGCAGCAGGTCACGAATAATGCAGTCGTGGCTGGTTTTATTGTCCAGCGTAGACAGCCACTGTTTACCTTTCACGATATCGCTGTTGGCACTGGTGAAGCTGTTGCGTGCTGTGGCAGCCAGATGATTCACGGCTGTTTTAGCGATGCTGGCGGCATTTGCCCTGCTCATCTGCAGCGCGCCGTCGCGATAATCTTTATTGGCGTGGCCGCGAACACTGCGCGCGATTGTTTCTACCGTGTCGCCGGCAAGATACCCCCTGCGGACGGCGTTCACTATCCGCGCCAGCCTGTCCGATTCCAGATTCTCCGCCCACTCACTCATCAGCCGCCCCTGAAAGGGCTGCGCCATCGCCGCGGCATACACCATATCGACGGTGATGCCCTGCAACGGATAGTGAGACAGGACCTGTGATGGCAGAAGGGAATCGAACAGGCTGAACTGATAACTGACCTCGTTCCTGGAAAGGGCCAGCAGTTCCCCTTCCAGCCCGGCCTGCATCGAAGCGACAGCCTGATGGTTAAGTTCACGTACGCTGCCGAGCAAGCTTTCCAGACGTGTAACCGTGAAGCTATCGGCCGGTAGCCTGTCCAGCGCATCCAGCAGACGGGCAGAGATTTCTGCGTCCGTCTCGTTAAGCAGTTTCACCATCCGGTTTGCTACCCCAGTGGCGTAGCGGCTTAACCAGACGGAATGTGCGATCGACTCATCGCGCAGGCTTTCGTTGACGGTTGGCATCTCAACCTCCCGTCATCGTGGGTGCCTGATTGCGAAGTGCATCAATCACTTCGTCCGGACTGTCCGCCGGGTCGATAAGGTCAAGCTTCTGCAGTGCGCGAATCATATCGCTATCACGCAGCGCACCGGATTGCCAGGCGTTGACGATTGCCGTCACCATGCCCGACTCAGCAACCTTAGCAATGAATTCCTGGTTGATGGTATAACTCATCGTCTCACCATTGATGCCGAGGTATTTCGCACACCATCCCAGCGCCAGGGTATAGGCCTCAGAAACGTTCGAAACGCAGATACCGAGCACCGATGTTGAGGATGTTTGCTCACCGCTCGCCTGGGTAGCCGTCTTCGCCGTGGCGTTCTGCTCAATCAGTCGGGCGCCCAGCTGCACCATGTAATCGCGCTTACTGTCCATGGCCTCTTTAGCCAGCATGTTCGGCTGTGCCTGGGCATAACCAAACGAGCCCTCCTTGGGAAGCAAAAGCGGTGATCGGGATCCAATTTTCACGCCCCTCTTCTCGAGGTGATCGCGCCAGCCGGTATCGAGCCCAGTCATGTACGGCTGCACCTGGCCACAGAACCATACGCTGTCTTCATAGTCAGCGCTGTTTCGGTAATGACCGTGGTTTATCTCCACCAGCGCAGCCAGCGGTGAATCATCAATGGTAGGATCGTTGTTCTGGGCCCCGACGAATGTGAACGGGATTTCATCCCAGTAGTCCTTTCCTTTCGGCTTAGGGTGGTACTCACTGTCAACTGTGTAGGTTCCGCTTGTGGTGCCACCTGCCCGGCGCCATACCCGGCAGATGAACCGCCCTTCTTCCAGCGCCAGCTCGCGGTACTGGATTTCATCCTTGTAAGCGTAACCATCCAGCTCTTCTACGCATTCACGAAGGACCACCAGCACCAGTTGATCGCGCCCATTGATACGCTTCGTCCGCCAGTTAATGATGTTCTCTGCCGGGTAGCGGAGGATGATCGCTTCGTCGGATGCTTCTGCATAGTCAACATAAAGCCCCTCTCGCGCCACCTCCAGCACGTTCTCGGCCACCAGCTGCGACTGTTGATAGATGCTGGTACCAGCACCGTCAGCATTATCCAGCAGGTATTTCAGCTTTTCAGGACCATTGAAAGTGGGATCCTTTCGATATGCCATCCCAAGCATGCCGATTTTCGTGTTGCCCGCAATGGCATAGAAAACCGCACGGCTCAGATAGTCTTCATTACGTTTTTTATTGCGTGCTGATTTATCGGTTGGATCAAGATATGGCAGGTAGGTATTGCCTGCCGCTTTCACAGCTTCTGCACCTTTGCAGAAATCGCGGTATTTTTTCCAGGCAGCAGAGGCCGCCCGGTGTTCTGGTCGAACCCAGGTGATGTCGTCGTTTGCCATATCAGAAAGTGGTGTCCATGGTGATTGAGTATGCCGGCTTCACGATCGGGTAATCCTTCACGATGAAGTACCCACCAGCATCATTTGGGTGATCGTTATCCGCTGTTTTATCCGGTTCGCCATTGGCCGCCCAGATTTGCTGCTCGAGGCTCTCGGTGTAAACCGGGCAGTTCTGAACGTTAACCAGATAGCGGCGCTCGCCGTTGGCGTTGCAGAACATGGCGTTCATCGAGTTGATGCGGTCTTTAACCGGCGGGTTGGCATCATCAACAATGACGCTGAATCCGGCTTCGTTGAGCTGAGCAATATCGGTCTTGCTGGCGTTCTGCGATTTGCGGGAGTCGCCTGACGCATCCGGATAGATGTAAATCTCCCGGCTCTTCACGTAGCGGCCATCCTCATAGCGCCAGAACTCTTCCTGTATGCGCTTAATCATCGCCGGCGTGTCGTATACCTTCACCAACTCACGCACCGCACGTGGTAAGCCGTTACGCTTTACGTGAACAATCGCGGCCATTTTCCCAACGTTGAAGTCCATACCAATGAACAGCGGATCCTCATCCTGAATCTCGTCAGAACAGTTATTCAGCTTGCGGTTAAATGTGTGGTAAATGGTTCCGCTATTGAGGTTCGTGAACTTCCCGCGCAGATAGGCCTGAATCAGTTCATCAGGATAAGAACTCAGCAGCGATGGGATGTAATCAGGCGGAAGATTCTTCGCATTGTCGAACGTGCTGGCCTGAATCAGTCCATACAGGGCCGCGAGCTCCGGCTTTTCACGAACCGCCTTCACGAACTGCTGGTAGACGAACTTGAACCCTTCCGGCGTCGTCGTTACATCGATGCCATTACGAAGCCCATCAACCTTGTAACGCATACGAGCGATGATTTTTCGCCAGGCCTGTTGCGCTTTGGCTGCGGCCATGACGTCCAGCTCATCCACCATTGCGTTACCGATTTTGAAGCCGACTATCGAGCCGGGTTTCTCCATCGAACGGCAGATGGTTGTCCCGCGGTATCGTCGCCCCTCGTAGAAGTGAACCTCTTTGTTCCCCTCATTGATTTTGACGTTCAAGCCCCAATCAAAGGCTACCTCTTCAATCGTCGGGTAGAAGATGTCACGGATCTGCGGGTACGTCGGCGCGAAATAACCCTGGTTGATTTTAGGGTGCTCCCACATCCCTTTGCAGATGCCTCCACAACCCACCCACGTCTTACCGGAACCGAACCCGGCAACGTAGGCTTTAAACTTGTGCTGCATTGCAAGGAAGCGCGCCTGAGGAATATTAAGTGTCGGGCTGATCCCCATCGTCTGCCCTCGCATCCACTACGTTGATATTGATATTCACTGGGGTTGGTTCATCGTCTTCACCATCACCGGCCAGGTCTTTACGGAGTTTTTCCACCTCCAGCAGCCGGCGTTCGATTTCAATCTGCTGCAGGCGCTGCGCGAATTCACTATCAGCCAGGCCAAGGCGTTTCATTACCGCTTCGAACATTCTTTCACGGCTGATAGCGGTTATCTCGACGCCATTCTTGCCGACTTTTACGCCGGAGTAAGCGAGTCGCGAGACTGGCGGGAGTTTACGCGTATCAGGGAAATACGGCTGGCCGATGCCGTCACCATTACAGCGTGGACAGCCAGGGTTAGGCTCTCGGGTGTGATCGTAGCCGTAACCCCCAACATCGACTGGCTCACGCTTATCGCGTTCTGTCGCTTCGAGGCGTTTCTCTTCGAACTCCACCATATCGCGCCATTGGTACTGGTGACCGAAGCCCCAGCAATAACGACACGCGCCGCGGCGATACTGCGAAAGCTGGTTTGCATCGAAGGTGGCAAGCTGCCACATCTGCGCGAGGACTTCATCGGCACCGCCAAGCGTGCGCGCAATGGAGGCTTTCTGCTGCTGCGCAATGGCCTGAGCAACGTTAGGATTCGTTATGAGCTGGCGACCGTAGTTTGGGTCACTATAACCAGCACGTGCAGCGGCAGCGGTGGCGTTGTTGTCCTTCAGGTATTCCGCGACAAATAAGCGCTGCTGAGCGGTAAGTCCATCATCATCCACCAGCTCATTTGCGCTTTTATCTTTCTGCGCAGTGCGCATTTTTTTCTGCGCAGATTTTTGCGCAGTTTGCGCAGTTTGCGCAGTTTGCGCAGAAGGTTTTTTGATATATCGACGTGCGGTAGCGTAGTTCAGTCCCTGCGCTTCACACCATTCTTTTGGTGATACGCCGGTTGAGGCATGTTCGGACAGGAACCGTTGCTGAAGCTCGCCCCAGTCCGGTTTTGCCATTGCTTACTCCAATAAAAAAAACCGCCCGAAGGCGGTTAATCATTCAGTATGAACGCTTTTGTAATGAATCAGAAGTTTTCAAAAAATGGGTCGGCTTTTATTTCGAAAAGCACCCTTAATGCACTTTCTCTATCCACTTCACCTTTACTTAATGACTCATAGACCTCACTAAGCTGAAGATAGATTTGTTTAGCTTTGGCGCGATCCTTTTTTTTCGTCATTGTTACGACGTTCTCATAAACCTGATGCAACGTAAAAGTTAGTTTCGAAAAAGGATGTGTCTCAGGAATGGGCTCAGAAGTTAGCTGATATTTGTTAGGCCCAAGCCCTATAGTTTGCTGTAGTTTAAGCACTGAAATTACGAATGCTTTTTTATCCCTAAAAGCCTCTTGGTTACGCCAACCAAACACTACAACGACCCCTGCGGCAGTTGCCAAGAATGTAGCTACAGCCGCCGATAAAGATATCCATAACCCCAAATATACCCAATTAGCTGATTCGCGTGCTGCGAGCATAGCCTCGTACGCGATTAGATCTGCGTCCATTTTCACCTCACTTATTTAGTGAGTCGATTATAAACAAACGCATTAGCATAGGCACTTAATGAATGCCTGATCTAATGCCGCACAATGATGGCAATAAAAAACCGCCTGGAGGCGGTTCATTCGACAAGTCCATGGACTCTAGCGCTTAAGGATTTTTTCAATTCTTTAAATGCCTGGCCAGTACTCTTGACCGACGCATTTAGTAATTTACGCGCCTCTATGGTATCTAAATCATTCCGTTCATGCGCGTGATAAGCTTTATTTCCTGAGTCTAGATGACGTCTTAACTCGGCCATAGCAGGGGTTAGTTCTGGGAAATAAAGCGGCAATAAAGTATCCAAGCGGTCATGGGTGCTTCTAGCACTGAACTCAGAAAGGAAGGTGTGAAATTGTGCTTTTGTTAACTCACCTTTGATAACGGCTAACTGATAAGCTTGGTAATTGAACACATCCTTATCCCAGGTAGTCAGCAGGAGATAGAGCTCCTCTGCTTTTCCTAAAATTAACTTCTTATTTTGTGTTTCTTTTTCAAGTTTTGCTTGGGCTTGAAAGCGCTTTTCGTTGAATATGTTGGCAACCCAAGCGCCGCCAAGCGCGCCGAGGACAGCTATTAACGAGGTAATGAGTGGGACATACTGAGCCATGCTTAACTCCCTTTTTTTGGAGATATAATAACGTGCTTTATCGTCCAATCACTATGTTTAGTCTTTACAATTTTTTGCCCACGCTTTGTTATGCGCCAGGATGTCTTTTTTCGTCTGGCGGTCCAGCACATCCCAGTCGTGATCCGTTCCGTAGATGGGTTTAACCCAGTCGCAAGCCGTGTACACTACCTCACCCCTTACGGACCCAGTTGTCACACGCTCGCGATCAACATCGTCGCCAGGCATATGGTTAACAGCCTGGTTTCTCGTTCGTTTTTTTGCGTGGCCCTCTGCTACTTCTGTGCCGCCACTTCCCGAGCGAATAGAAGTCCTTCCCATACCAAGCCGCTTAATTTTCTTGAGCAATGCAGCGGTGTTCCCTCGGCTGACATATCGACGACATTCAGCCCGGATAGCGTTGTCCTCCAGACCTTAGGCCAATGAGATACCGGCATAAGCACTCCTGTAGAGGTCAGAATGTCCAGCTCGTCCATTTGGTCTATCTCAACAAGACGATTCAGGACATTTGTCGCATTTATGCAAACCAGATCATTGCGTTGCGCTTTAAGTTCGGCAATTCTGTACTGGATGTCAGGTTTTGACAGGTCTTCGGACGCGGTGCGGTTAGCTGTCTTTGTGCGGTACCCCGCCCGAATAGCCGCTTGCGTGGCGTTTAAATAGATGCGGTACTCGCGACACAACATATCTTGCTTGTCGGTGAGTGCCATAAATATCTCTGAGAGGAATTCAGTGGAAAAGATTGAATTTAAAGTAAAAAATGGCCGTGACATTGCGTTCGTAGGGAAAGAGGTTGCATATGAGCACGATCCTGTACAGGATGTAGCCTACCGTATTTATGAGACTGAAAAAGGGAATTGGATATTTGTTGCATCCTCCAATGAGGGATATCTTTTACAACAACAGGTTTTCAAGAACAAATCCATTGAAGAACTTGTAAAATTCTTTGGTTTTACAGATATTGCAAAATCGATTTATCAACAACTTGATATCGATACCACTCAAAACCTCGACATCTAATACCGTAAGGCAACTTTCCAAAACAATCTTCTAAAGAGTCACCGCGTAGTGACTCTTTTTATGATAGTTAACACAAGAGAATGATTTGTTTCAGAGGAATAATTTGAATTTCTTTTTATTAATATCATTCGTCTTTTACGATTTTTTCTGTCAGTCGCGAAGGCTCTTGATTGAACTGCACGTGCTTCACATCGGCAGGTGCAAAGTACAGCCATTCTCCCGTCTCGGTCGCCAGCGACACAAAGCCTTTAACCCGCACAGGCTGACGCCGAGACAACTTTCCCGTGAAGGCTTAGCCTGTCTGGGTGGTTAGCGTGATTTGGTAGATGTCGGACATTGAGAGCCTCTTTATCCGCTTATGGGGACATTGCCATTACGATGGGCCTACCTAGGGTAATGGCAACAAACAATCGCCCGGAGGCGGTTGTGGCTAATTTTTTAAGTTACACACCGAATCGAAGTATTTTTTTATGGCCTTAACCCCTCGAATGGCCAATCCGCCCCAAGGTGCTGGCAATAGGTCACCATTCTCAATAATAGCTTGAAGAGCCGGCTGGTAGTATTTTGAATAATTTTCGCAATTAAAAACCTTGCCGAGGTCTACTCCTTCAACGTCGACTTCAGTTTCAGTCTGAAGGAACAAATCAAGAGCTTCAAGTTGTTCCTCATTGGTATATTCTTCACTCATAAGGCCTCCGAATCATTAAATGGCTTTATGAGTATTGCAACTGGCTAAGTGAGCACACTAATAGAAAAGTTTATATGTCAACTTACAATTCATTCATTAATCGTACGCTCATTACAGAGGCCCCTCAGTGAGGGGCTTCTATCATGCGATGTACGCAATAGTAAACCGTCCGGAGGCGGTTCGAAGATTATTATTTGGAATGTAACGCAATAGTGACTATTGGTCCCATAGCTAATTCAAGTTTAGTGATATTTCCCTCAAGGAAGGCGATATGCTTGATAGATATGCTTTTCATTGCTTCTATCAACCTCTTGTTTTTTCTCCCTCTTTTTGTTCCAAGGCAGATTAACCATCTCATCTGCATTTCATTACCAGCCACAGAGAGCGCTTTTCGGTGAACGTTATCTTTATCATCCTCCATTCGCTTAGGAGCACGAATCAGACAATTGTTATACTCAATAATTGCATCTATAAATCTTAGAAATTTATTTTCTTCGTACTGTTTTTTCCATTGATTCAGGGCACAGCATGCAATAATTGCTGTTAGCATAGCGAAGAAAGCTGAACAAACATTTGCCCAGATGCCAAACTGTGCGAGGACGTTGTTATCCATGATTATCTCCCGTAAAAGGGAGCATCATACATGGACACATACTTTAAGAAATAGATCTCAATATCAAAGGATTGCTAGTTATGTTTACTTTAAACACTGTTCTATTACGTAGTCCTGCAGGTAACCAACCTGCTTCGTCACTGTGACGATTCGCTCTCTGAGGGTGAAATAATCCCGTTCAGAGGAGTCAGTAAGTCGGGGGCTGGGAGCATCGCCCAGGCCGCCGGCGCTGGCCGTTCCGTTCGCTGGGCATCTGGCGTTGACGTGCAGCCCACACTTGCCAGTGCTAACGCAACGCTGCAGTTCTTCAAGCTGAGATTTCGCATCGGATAATTCCTTCGTGTATTTGGCATCCAGCGCAGCGACATCACGCTGGCGGATCTGCATGTCTTTGATAGTGGCGTTCGCCAAGCTGAGCTGTTCGGTGGCTCTCTCGCGTTGGTCTTTGTAGGTAATGGCGTTACCGCGGTAGTGTTTAATCGCCCAAGACATAGAGACCAGCAGGCAGATAACGACAGCGCAGATGATTGCGGTTAATCGGCTCATTTCTGGCCCCACTCGCAAACTTCACGCTCAATCTCGCGTCGGGTGATCAAACCCTTCCACTGCTTGCCACCAGCATACGTCCAGCGCTGCAGCTCTATGCATGCACCCGGAACATCCCCGGTATTTAACTTTTTCAGCAGCGTCGATCTGCTAAACGCTCCAGCACCCACGTTGTAGGTGAAGGAGTAAAGCGCGGCACGCGTAGGCTCAGGAATGCGTACCTTGATCAGCGGGTCGATGGTGTTTGCCACCTTTCGCAGATCCGCCTTCAGCAGGTTATCGCACTCTTTGTCGGTGTATCGGTGACCGCGGCGAATATCGGCACCAGTGTGCCCATCGCAAACAGTCCAGACACCAACGACGTCTTGATAAGCGTAATAGCGTCTTCCTTCAAGTCCATCCGCATTGCCCAGCATGACAGCTGCAATAGAGATTGCACCGGATCCGCCAACAATGGCACCCACCAGTTTATTCCTGAGTGTCGGGTTCATCTCGGCTCCTGCTGCGGCGGTTGTCTTCGCGGATTTTGAAGTAGAGATTTGTCAGGTACGTGAGTACGGCGATGATGATGCCCACCAGCACGCCAATCGCGTTCCACTGCTCGGGACTGTAGGCATTCAGCATGCCGTTTAGGATGCTACCGGCTGAAGCGCCATATGCAGCACCTGTGGTTAGTTTGTCCATGCGATACATACTCTCACCTCGCGTAGTTAGCGGGTGCTGTGTGTTTCAAAAGAGTTCAGGCTCTTTGACTGATTTAACAACAACACACGTCGAGGAGTTTTCCCGGAGCCTGAAAAGGAAAAGGCTCGCCAAGGCGAGCCATTGATGACTTTCATTTGTAAAATTAAAATATCTATCTGGCGCTTTCGCCTCTTAGTGTCGCAATCCTAAATCCTTGATACGGCCCACGGTGGAGCACAACCTGAAAATATCCTTTTAAATAATACGCTCCCCTAAACCACTCAAGGCTCGAGTAGGAACTAGGGTTTTTTAAAAAACTAATAGTTAATCCAGTACAGTGATTCTCGACACTAGGCCTCTGCTTTTTGTCAAATCCATCATAACATTCTGTCCAGATTGTCAATGATTCAGGATCTAAAGCCTCATTTCGCTGATCTATTTCCTCTCTAGTATCTTTGTCATAAGACTCATACTCTTCTTGCGAAAGCTCAGGTTCTTCATCAACATCAATTTGACCAGAATCAGGGTCAAAATACACATTGAGATATACAACTCGCCCTACATGGGCTTCTAAGAAATCTTCAAAGCGATTTGCATTTTTTGTCAGAGAAGAAATCTCAATTGAATTTGTATATGCATCATCTAAAGGAAATGTCGGGGTTTTACTCGATTCATACCCCTTAATCGCGTAAATGCACGCTAAGACTGACGCTACTGTACCAATGGCAGTCATAATTGATGTAAATGTTATTTTCTTAGACATCCCAAGGCACCTTCACTTATCCATAAGCTTGAACTGTGTAAAAAAGAGATACGAGTGTAATTTTAAATCGAGCTAAATATAGCCGATCTACACATTCATTAACAGATCCAAGCGCTTAGATATAGTTACCTCAGGACATAGCCTAGAAACACAAAAGCCCCACGGGGTTAACCGCAGGGCTTTAAACGAAGGCAATAACCCATCGTTAGAGCAAAATTACCACAGATTCGGGAAATGTAAATAGCTCACGATAAAATAACGCCCTATTTTGTTATCTGCTTCAGCTGCGCATCTGCCCAGGCCTCTTCGATGTCAAACTTGGTGATTAGCTGATCGTAAAATGGTTTAACAGACTTCTTCCATGTATCGAGACTGATTGCTTTCGTTATCTGGCACACCGCGGCGTATGCCTCGGTCGATGGGATTCGTTCATATCCACGGCCACTGCAGCGTTTGCAATCGGCCAGAATTGGAACGCCCTGCCGTTCTGTAAGAGCCTGATTAACGGCTTTCCCGCGTCCATGGCAATCTTTACAGGCGCAACTTACAACCTTCTTACCCTTACACTGAGGGCAGAGAACGCGCGCTACCTCCCTGACCTGTCTATGCACCTCATACTCAGAAGGACGAATATCCTCCGCGCCCATGTTCAAAGACATCTTCACGAATTTCTTCTCTTTTGCCGGAGTATGAATCTTCATGCTGAAAACCTCAGCGTCGATAAACCCTTCCCCATTGCAGCCATCGCACTGCTTCACACTGGCGGCACTGCGGGAATAATCCTCAAACGCGAAGGTGGCCAGTTGGTGCATTACTAATGGCTTAACCCTAGCATCCAGTTTGCGAAGCGCAGCAACCCGGTCGCACTTGGTCAGCGCATACTGGGCCAGCAGTTCGATCGCCCTCTCCCGGTCATTGTTGCTGATCCCCATCTTCCCGAGAAAGGCGCTATAACCGAAGGCTGCCCGTTCCTGGGTCATGCCCATAGCGGCCATGATATCCGTCCCGGTTAATGAGTCTGATGCAGTAGCTCTAGGAGAGTCGCTAATCATTGTCGATTTGGCGAAGTGATATTTGAGGGTGTTTTCAAGGTTCATGCGGTCTCCAGCTCGGTGATGGTGAGTTCTAATTTCCCGCCTTTAACGACAGGCATTTTCACAACGCGATAGTCGACAACCTGGCAGTCATCCAGCCAGAACCCCGCCTTGGTTAAAGCGTCGAATGCAGCCTTCTGCAGGTTATCCAGATCGCGGCGCCGTCGGTCGGGCATATGACATTCAATGCGGATTTTGAGTGGTGCAGCCGTTCGGATATCTAGCCGGGCGCTTCGAATGACACGGGCGACCGCATAGCGATACGCGACGCCATCAGCACTAATGTGTGTACGCCCGCGGTTGTGCCGGTAATACCGGTTGTTGCTCGGCGGCCAGGGCAAAGTGATTTGATATGTCTTCACGTTCACCCCCACATCCGGTTTCGCCAGCGGCTGTCCGGGCGCGCTGGTGTATTTGAGGTCGGCAAGAATGCACTGACAGTCCAGGTCACGTAATCTGGGTTAAGGCTGCGCTCTACCTTCACGCCGCGGCGCTGGTATTCCGCAATGAGTTCTTCGGCCTGCTGGGTTGTGCAATCGGTATGATGGAACCAGGTCTTCTTCATTCCCGTCACCCCGCAAAGCTCATGAGTTGCGCAGCGGCATTCTCCGCCTCGCGCTGATCCCTGAATGCTTTGGATAATATCCAGCGCCAGAGGACATCAAGCGCGGCCTTGTACAGCTGCTGGAACTCAATTTCGTCCATGTTCGCGAATGAGATGCTGCGAGGATGTTTCTGAAGGGTGCCATCCGGAAGCTTTATGGCGTCGTAATGCCCGGCCTGAATAGTCACCCAGGCGCGGTACGCATCGAAGGATTTACAGAGGCTGATACCGTTCGTGACGCGGCGGCTTGCTACCTGCTCAAGGTAGTGCTCAGCGGCATCAAGCAGTGCTCCTTCGTTGCCACCATAGGAGGCCAGAAATTTAGCGTAGCCGGTAACCAACTTGCGCTCGTTGGAGGAGATCGCGCCGCCAGTCGGCTCCCAGTATTCGAAACCGAGATTGAGAAGCACGAAAAAGCGCCGGTGGAATGCCGGGTTTCGTACCCGCCTGAACTCGGCAACAAGAACATCGCCGAGTCGGGTTTTGGATTGCAGGATATCGCTGGTCTCGGGCGTAGCCGGGATCAGTATTCCTGAGTGGTGTTTTATAAGTTGTAATTCTAGCGCCATGGTTCTCTCCGTGGCGCATCAGGTATAGGTTGTTCAGGCCTATGAAAGAATAATATCAGACGGTGGTGTAACTCGGTACCCCAGTCGTTTTGCAAATTGCATGAACCCGTTGAGAGTGAATATTTCTTCCTCTTCGAGTAACGGTCGTAATGAAACTATTCCATTTACTCGATAAACCAGATATCTCCCTTCCGCCGGGAAGCTATAAATAACTGCTTTATCGGCCCTTCTGACCACGTCGTACCATTGATCATCTGCATTAAAGGCATCTGAACTACACACTATTTCCCCCAGAGCGACTTATTGACGCGGTAAACAGTAATCGGGAACAGCCAGGGGAACGCAAACAGCGATACTCTTTGAAACTGCTCCAGTGAAATTCACGCGATTAATTAAACCACTCGTCCGCGCTTTCCCAGGTCTCCTGAAGTATCTGCTCGACCTCATTCTTGTCGCCTCCAAAAACGGTCAGACCATCAGTACTGGCTCGCTTTATTGTCAGCTGGCATTCATCGAACTGTTCGCTGAGTCTTTTGAGCAGTTCTGACTCGAGCGCAGGTATAGCTCCATCAGGAAGTTTCTTCATGCGATCAATGGTTAGTTTGATTTTCATTTTTCCCTCCGCAATGAATTACTGTATGCATGTACAGTATGTTTATAAACTTATGTAACGGATTTTGCAACGTTTTATGTGATAACAATGTATCGCACGGAGAATGTGTCCCCCCAAACAAGCAACAGGTAACTTCTAGCGTGAAGACTTGGAGTTTCTGTGGTTTGAGTGTTTTAAAGCGGAAGCATGAATGAACATTTGGATATGTATCATGGCTCACAAGCAACATGTCATGACCACACTCTCCAGCCAGAACCTGCCTTGTAGATTCGCGCTTTGAGATCATCGTTCAAGTCCCCGTTACAAATGTTCCCATCATTTGAATTAAAGATTTTTCAGCCATTGCCGATACTACTCTGGTCCTTGCTTGTGACGCGTTCAGTGTTCAGTACTGTTTGCTTTGGCCATCCGGACTGATTACATACCGCCTCATCAAAGCCAATCCTTAATATAAAGGGAACTTATGAGATTAAAATATGCAGCACTCATACTCGCCGTTGCCATTACAGGCTGTGATGACAAAAAAGACGTGATCGGTTGTTCTTCTGAAATGACCCAGTCAGCGCTCATGGATTTATTAAAAAAATCTGCTTATGAAGGACTTTCTGAACAGGTCGACAAATATCCTGACGTTACAAATCAGACCAAACGAAGCGCCTTAGACAAGATAAAACTGGTCATCTCTGAAATCTCCACAACCTCAAGTGACACGGGTAGTACAATGAAAACGTGTGAAGGTACTGTGACGATGACCCTACCTGCGAATGAGTACGCTCAGCTTTCTGATGCTTACAGGAAAAACTTTAACCGTAATCTCGATAAGCAAATGGAAAGCCTGTCTTTAGATAACAACGCAAACAGCTTTTCAAAACGCATCTCCTACACAGCACAGGCGACCGACGATCAGAAAAACGTTTTCGTAAAAGCCTCCTCTGATAATCCGATATCTGTGGGTGCCGCTGCACTTACATCGCTTTCAATCATCAACCCGATCGTTGAACAGCAGAAGATCCAACAGGCTAAAGATGCCCAGCAGAGCCAAATTGAAGCGCAACAGCAGGCTCAACTCAGGGCGCAGCAACAGGCCCAGTATGAGGCAGAGCAGCAAATTGAGAGACAGACGCAGCTGCAGGCACAAGAAAAGGCAGAACAGCAGGTCCAACAGCAAAATACTGGGAGCCTTGATCAGTCCCGAATGGCTTTTGCGAATGCCGACTCCGATTTGAATACCGCCTGGAGCACATTAACGCCGACAAAGAAAAAGGAGTTACTGCCTTCTCAGCGCCAGTGGATCAAAACAAAGGATGCTATGTGTGGCAAAGTTTCAATGCAGGGAACTGATTCAGAAGTTAAGAAAATGGTCGACTGTCAGACGCAAATGACCCTTTCTAGGACTGCTTTCATCAGAACACAATAACTGAAGATCATTTTAGGCTGGTGGCCAGTACTGAGCTGGCTCCAGCGTAATGCTTGATATTTTCCGGCGTGTCCTCTGACCTTTTTCCATCATGAAGCGTAAGCTTCACATCAGATCAGTGAGTTTCCAGCTCAACATGTGACATGATTTTACGTTCTGACATAGTTTGGGATGTCAAATTTGTGCCATAAGCGGAACTTGCTAACATCATGCTAAATTAGTTTGCTGGGAGCACATGATATAAGCCATAACCATGTCCTTTTTACAAATCTTATGAAATATGAAAAAAAATAAACCGGAACCTGAAATTTCCCTGTGATAAATGCGGGGGTTCTAATGGATACTAGAGCAGAAAAGATAAACCCCGTATAAACAGGGTTTTATTTTCTGCCTGATAATAATTTAATCTCGGATAAACTCACCTTCATGATAATCAATATTTATAATTATCGTCGAAATTATAGGCCCCCGCTCTGAAATAAGTAAATTTAAATATTGCCCAAACTTATTTTGTATAAACTTTGCAACCTGAATGCCATATTTTTTTAGAAAATAATCATAACGAGCGCGATAATACCAGGCAAAATCATCATAATCTATTTGTAAGAGGTCCAAAAGACTGACATCATCGATCATCAAACCAAGGCCTTTAATATGACAAGGAATATATCCAGATGACTTATAGAAACGCTTTTGACGATCATAGCCCTTCATAGTTACGCCATGATAACTTGTAAGCAAGTCATCTATCATTTTTGACCATTCGCATGTCCTGTCTATATTGCCATTTTTGAATTTAACCTCTCTTCCCATTGTTTGATATTTGAGCATTTCATCGATGACTGCTTCTAAGTAATTCTTTGTTACACCGAGACTTTTACTTGACGAATTCTCTGGCCAACCGATCACGTAAGGATCTGTTTTTTCAGGAGATTTATAGCTCCACGCTTCATGTTTCGGCATCATCAGATACTTGGCGCAATCAGCGAGTCCCGGTTCATCACCACCAAGTTTGTACATCCCTAGTTCTTTACCTGATGCTTTAGTGCCAGGATATAAGGTCAGCAATTCTTCGCGGTTAACTGATTCAAGTAGCTTCCTTTCTTTTTCTGTTGAAGGTCCATCGGGCAATAAATTGTATTTTTCTGAGCACTTGCCTTGTAATAAAACGGCACGGACTTTTTTAAAACCATTTTGGCTGTTAAATTCATTGAAGATAAACAAAAGGTCTGCTAGTTCGCAGTTAAGGACTTCATCTTTCCTAGCTTTAAGACTTACCTGATTCGTGTTGCCATAACTCGTAGAAGAGTTGTTCTCATTTTCGTACTTGCTTACGGTAAACTTTGCCTGAGGTGTCCCATCAACCCAAACTGAGTTTGCGCTGACATTAATGTACGGATTGTTGTTTAAGTATGTTTTTTTTACTTCAGAAACAATGTGATCAAGAGTTTCTACAGAATGTAGGTTTCGCAGCCCCCACCGTTCAAGCGAGGCTCTTTTTTTGTGTTTCTTGTTCAAGTAAACCTTGCGCCAGCACTCCCAACTTAAAGGTTCTGTCATCATATTCATTCCATAGAAGATTCGAATAATGATTATATGCGGATTATCTAGAGCCTTGCGACAGGAATATCACTCCAGCGTGATCTGCTCCGCGTTGATTAACACGTCGCAATGTTAGTTATGCGACTATTTGGCTACGAGCTCAACTGCTAGCCTCCGCTCCTCGTTCACCGCAGACCTTCAGCCCACTGAGCTTGTCCGCTTTGTGCCAGGAGCGGACATTCCACACTTCTGCTAATGTGGTCAAAATCGGTATGCCACTGCAATCTAGCAAAGGATAGATAATGGATAAAAATGAGCCATCAATAT